GTATATGTAATCGTTAAAAGGCTAACTAGACATTCCCTCGTCTATTCTTGGAAAAATAAACCCATATCATTTTTATTTGATATGGGTTATTCTTTTTATTTACCGTTAAACTTACATTTTCGATAATTACATATAATAAGGTAGAATAAAAGAATCAAATCTTTTATTTAAACGTTTAAATAAAAATAAAAAGGAGGAATGATGTAAATGAAAATTACATTATTTGGAAATGAGTTTGATATCAAAACTCGTTATGTTGTGGGTGCGTCAGTGTTAATGGCAATTGGGGTTGCAGCTACTGCAAAGTATGTTGCTGATAAGATGGTTACTAAAGAAGGTGATGACATCTTTGAATACAAGAACGGTAAACGTTTTATTAAGAATAAGGATGTTGCAGCAATGATGGCTAAAAAAGATATTGAATTAGCTAAAGCTAGAAGAGCTGCAGCAATGGCAAATGGAACTTACTATCCTGGAAACGATACAGTTCAAGTAAACGACGTCATTTTACCAGGAAATTATTATCAATATAGATAGGTAATATCTATAACACAATTAAAGGAGGAAATAGAATATGAATATTACTAATAAAGGATTATTAATAGGAGCAGGAGTAGTAGCATTAGGAATTGGAGTTGGAGTGTACTTCGGAAGAAGAAAAGCTAAAAAGAATAAAGAAAAAGAAGCAGAAAACGAATTAGCTGAAATGAAAAGATATGAAGAACAAATGAGAAAACAAGCTGAAGAAGAACAAGTTAGAGAGAAAGAATTTAATGAATCTTTAAATAAAACTACAGATGAAATGATTAAAAAGGCTGAAACTGTAGAAAAAGAACATCCAATTACTAGAGAAGATCTAGTAGAAGCTATAACTAGAGATCCAGCATTTGGTGATTTATTAATGAAATACATATCACCAGTTGAAGCTATGGCAATGAAACATATTCCATCTAGAAATGATATTAAGGAAGAAGAGTCTAAAAAAGAACCTGTTACAGCTAATAATGGTTCAGATAACTTAACTGGACCTTATTCACATGGTGTTATACCTATGCATATAGTAAATCGTAAAATGGGTGTAGAATATGATGCATATCCACCAGTTGATTCCATAAATGATATAGCAAATATTAAACCATTGAAGACTGAACCAGTAAAGAAAACATTAGCCGATCAAGCTAATGAAATTCGTGAAGAATTTGATAATGCTATAAAATCATTATCAGAAGATGACCAAATAGCTATAGCAAGTAGAATTCTTGATGGTGCTTTTATAGTTATCTGTGGTAAACAAGTTCAGTTATCAGATTTAACTATTATGAAAGCAGATATGAATCAAATTAGTGAAAAGGTTCTAGCTTTTATATTAGGTAATACATATCGTATAGATCCTAATATTCTGCATAGTAGTGTAAGAGACGTTATAAATAATATTATCGGGACTCCAAATAATAATCAAGTAACTAAAGAAGATAATTCAAATATAAATTCTAGTATAGACAAGTATGAATATGAATTGCAAAGATTAACAGTTGAACAACAATTCACAATAATGAGTAAGTTATTATCTGGTGAAACTGTTATGATTGCTGATAGAAAAGTTGAATTGAATGATTTACCAATTGTACGTAGTAATGCTAATTTGAGTTCAGAATTTCAAGCATATGTGGCTAATATGGTGAATAAGCAAGTATCAGCTCCACAACCATCTGCACCAATTACACCAAGTGTTCAAACGTTCGCTGTACCATTCGCTGCACCAAATGTGAATACAAGAATAGATAGATTTGGTAGCAAAACTCCAGCTTCAGATTGGAAAACTAATGCAGCTGCAGCTAATATGTGGATTAAAAATTATAAAAACTAAACATAATAAAAACATAACTCTGTAAAATTGGAGGTGAAGTATATGCCATATGAGTTTAAACCGTATGATTTTAAATCCACTACAACTGATATTGGAGAAAAAGAAGGTGCTGATAAGAGTATCATAAAGAAAGCTACATCCTTATTAACATCTATTATAAATCCTAAGCAAGGGAATAGTGTTAAAATAAAAATTCCTAATATGCATACTATCAGTGTAGATATAGGAGGGTTACAATTTATGCATGAAAACGGATGTACTGTCCGTTTTACAGAGTTAAATGACTACAAAAACCTAGACTTCCCTATTAGAAGACTAGAGATTACTATGCCAATGAGACTTGCTACAAAACTCTATAAACTAAAGGGAGATGTAATTCCAAATTTCCCAAAAGCATTGGCAACATATATTCAAGTTATTCCTGTTTCTAAGTCCAGATTCCAAGAAAAACCTATTGAATCTGGAGCTTATGTAGGAATATTACAAGATAATGAAATGAAAGTGAAGGTTCAGGATGCGGTTAATACTAAAAGTGAAAGTAGTATGTCACCTATAACTGTAAAATTACAATTATATAAACCAGGTGAAATACATTATCAATCTAAAGCTTCTATTAACTTTAATATGCCGAATCCTACACCTTCTCAGCTTATACAGTACGCTTTTAAGAAATCTTTTAATACTTATCAGTTATGTATGAGTAAAATAGAAAATGATAAACCAATGGGAAGATTTATAGTACCATTTACAAGTTTTACAGATCTTATAAAATTTATAGATCAAGAAATAAACTTGTATTCTACAAAGTATTATACTTGTGTAGATGGGGATACTTTCTATCTATTAAATTCGGACAATAACCCGAATGTAGATAATGCTAAATTAACTACAAATCTTTCTGTACTAGTAGTTAGAGAAGGAAGTGAAAAAGTATACCCTAGAGTAATAGTAAAACTAGGGAAAACCGATTATAGAATAACAGAGTCAGTTGCTAATGTTAGTGTTAAAGTTATAGGGTCGTCTTCTTATAGAGATAATAAGATATATGTAACACCATCTGGTAAACATATTAAACAAACTTTCCCTATGAGTAGAAACCAAGAAGTAGTATTTAAGAATTCTGAAGCACTTCCTGGTAAAAAATTAGACAACACTGTATATGAGGAGATTACTATCAACTGTCAAGGATTACCAGTTCAGAAGTTTACTCCTCTCTCTAATATAATAACTACAGACGCCAAGGGTAACATGCGTGTCTATAGATTCACTTATAAAGAATTAAACATTCTGTCTAGTGCAGAAACTAGTGTAACTATTAAAGGTGTAAGATTAATTGACGGAGATAAAGATAACGTTGAGTTTAAACAGCAATCTTAGCTTTTAGATAATTACATATAATAAAGCGAAATATATAACATTTATATATATTTTAAATAAAGCGATAATACACAATCCTTCTCCAAAATAAAATTTATTATAGTATTAGATATCAAAGTTAAGTAAATTACTTGTGTATTATCGAAAAATTGTATTATGGTGCTTAGTTCCTATCATTTCTCTAAGCACCTATTTTATTTTGTCTGACGTTATAATTTAATATAAAAAAATTTTTTAGGAGGTATTAAGAATGGCAGTTTTAGAAACTACTAACTTGACAGGTGCAATGAACCTGATCGAAAAAAGATTAAAGGAAGGGGATTACTTCGAAAATAAGTACCCAGTTATGTACGGAACTACAAATGATGACGGTTCCGATGGTATGGAACCAAAAGTGTACAGAGTCAAAGAAGCATCAGCTGACATTGACAACACAAAACAAGCTAAAGAAGTTAAAATCCAAAGAGATTTTAAATCAGTTGATGGAAAATCAATTTATTTTTCTATTGATGCAAAAATCAAAGATTATATCTTTGAAAATGGGTTAGATAAAAATGGTAAGAAAAGATATTCTGCATTACCAATGTTATCTTTACCAAAAATGGGAACTGAAGATTTACTTAAGTTAGCTGAAGAAATCGTTACATTTGCTGAAGGAGCATTAAATACTGTAAAGGTAATGCTTATGGCAGACAAAGAATTAGGAAATGTAAAATCTGTAATGACAGGTCTACCATTATATAGATGTATTGCAAATGTATCAAACGGGTTAACACCTGAACAGCTGCAACAAATATCAGCACTTGATAAAACATTATTAGAAAACTTCAATAATTCTAATATAGATTTCAATGTAATGAAAACAGAACAATTAGTTCTAGATAGAATTATGATGATGTCATTCTCTCATATGAAACAACAATTAAAACAACTTGGTAAAGATGTTAAAGATACTAACCTTGCTAAATTGGTTCCATATGTTGAAAATGCTAATGCAGAAGCAATCATCATAAACCAAAAGACAAATGTATCTAAATTAACAGGTACAACTCCTGATAGCGAAGTATCTAAAGATGGTATGAGCTATAGAGGATTTTACTAAGATAGGAACACGTTAGACGTGTTTACTATAAATTTCTAAAATTTTTAAATTCTCGGATGCAAAATTCATGCATCTAACACATCTTGTGACATTATGTCATAAGTCACTTAAGGTGAACTTGCACGTTGCCGTTCACCGCTCCTTTGAAAATTGTATTGGTGTTTGTTAAACTGCCGAGTATATTCCAGTATACTCGGCCATCCATAAGATAGTCCAAAGCATAAATTATAACAGTTAAATAACTCCAGTTATTAATTTTAAGTTTATGCAATACTTTAAGAATAACATATTTATCACAGAAAGATACGTTTATTTAATTCTTTCTTATTCCTTTAGAAAATTTTATTATTGGCTTTGGACTATGCTATGGGTGTTATAGCACACCTATCGGAAGATATAGTAATGTATCGCCTATAACCATTATTATATCATTTACGCATTCCTTTATATTATATTCATTAGAAAGCCCTCTCTCGTTTTGAGAGAGGGTGGACTGATGTACCGCAAAAATTTTTTATTGAATTAATTTTTCCCTGGTATTTTCTTGGTTTTTATTGTTTTGAAATTCATATATTAACAATTATCCTGTATTAAATTCATTAAAAAGTGAGGTGAAAAGGCATGGAAAATACTAAAAATACAAGTAAAGAAAGTTATTTAACGAAACTTAAAAACACTCTAGTTAAACACTTTACTAACACTATAAAATCTGAAATACAAGAGTATAAAGATAATATGGATCTTAAATATGATTTACCTGTTAAGACTAAAGAGTCTCTAGCAGCATATGTTCAAGAAATGGTAAAGTTTAATGGAAGTGGAAAAGTTTCTGAAAAAATACGTGCAACAAAAGAAGAACTTAAAGAACTTCTACAATCTGCTAAAGAACAAACTGCAGCAGCATTAAAGGGTGATAAGTCTAAATATGATGAAGACGCAATGGATGATTTATTAGATGATGAATTCGATATCAATTTTGATGAAGAAACTTCTAATGAATCTGTTGATGAGATTGTTAGTGCGGACCCTGGTGATAAATTCGAATACGCATTAACTGAATACGGTAAACCTGAAAAAGCAGCGGCTGCTATTTTTATTAAAATGTTAGCTGATGCAAATATTGCTGGATTTAGGGATGTTCTTAGAGATAAACCAGAAGACTATTTAAAAGATCTTTTAGATGCAGCTGAAGTTTTGTATGATGGAGTCAATAAACCACAACAAACCGAGCAGGATAAAGAAATTGAGAGATTATCTAAGACCATAGCAAACCCTGCAATTGGTATGGAAAGAGACTCATTTGAAGAACTTACAGAAGAATTATCAAATGTTAAACCTGTTATAAATACAACAGTTATAGGAGAATTAAATCCACAACAAATCGAAGAGTTTGATTTAGCCGAACTTAAAGCTTTAGAAACTCAATATTATGATGCGTTAAATAAAACTGTTGAAGATATTATAAGCAGTAATTCATTACTTACATTTAATAATTATATTGCATCTGTATGTAAATCTTTACTTAAAGATACTGAAAATTCTCGTGAATTTAGTCTAGATGATCCACATAAATTAGTGCTTGAATTAGTTGGTAAAATATCTGAAGGTACTATTACTGATTATATTCCAGTTACTATTTTTATAGGTATATTATTAAATCTACCTAATTCTGGACATTACCAAACTTTTAGAGACCTTAATACAAAATTCAATGAAGTGTTCAATAAAATGAACTAAACTTAAATATAGGAGGAAACCATGGATAACATATTTGAAGCATTGGGATTCGCTTTTAAAGGTAAAGTATCAATGGAAGAAACTGCTTCTGACCATTTCGAACAAATACCTACTGCTGTGGACCCACAAGAAACTGCTACATTTATTGATAAATTGGAAGACGACCATGAAGGAGTTAACCAAGAAAGAAGAGCTGATGAAACTCTTCCTGAAGAAAATGTTGCAGATGAAATAGCAAGAGAAATTGAAGCTATAGAAAAAGAAGGAGCACCAGACGAAAATCTTTCAGGTGAAGGAAATGACATAATGGATATTCCTGAAAACCCTAAAGCTGAAAAGATGGGAGGAATAGCACCAGTTGCTAATGATGAAGAAAGAGCTCCTGAAGTAATTGAAAAGATTAAAGAAAATTCAAAACCAAACCAAACTACTATCGATGATACTGGATTTGCTGGTAATAAAGAAGTAGAACATATGATGGCTGAACAAAATGGTCAAGAATATGCTGAACATAATGATAATCAGTCTGTATTCTCTGATGCTGAAAATGAAACAGAAGTTACTTCTGCTGATAAAATGTATGTTCAAGTTCCAGGTGAAAATGGATATGATGAATTTAAATCTTTAGATGAAGCTCAAGGAGATCATGGTTCTACTGAAACTAATGATACTCCAGGTGAAAAGAAATCTGTTAGTATAGGAGATATCCAAGGAGATACTAGCACTATATTAGACGCAGATGGTGGAGTAGAAGATGCTTCTGGTAGTGGTGACTATGAATCTACTAATGATTATTCTGATGAAACTGATGAAGTTGAAGAAGAAGACGCTGCTGATGAAGAAATCGAAGAAGATGAAGAAGATGGAGAAATAGCTAAAGAAGACTTAGATACTGAAACTGAAGATGAAAAAGAAGAAGAAGTTGAAGAATCTGAAGAAACTGAGGAAGAAGCTGAAGAAGTTAAAGAGGAAGAAGCTCCTGAAGAAACTGATGAAGCACCAGAAACACCAGAAGAACCTACTGAAGAAAGTGAAGAAACAGCTGAAGAAACTGATAGTGCTGACGAAGCTCCAGTTGAAGCTCCTGCTGAAGGTGGAGACGACTATTCTGAAGTTGCTGAAGAATTAGCTTTACTAGATTCAGTTGAATTAAAAGGTGTGCTTGGTGGTGACAGTGAAGATTTAGAAGCTGCTAAATCAAACCTATCTAATCAATCTGAAGACAGTTCTACATCATTTGATAATGTATCTACAATGAAATCTGTAAATACTGCTGATGGAAATCAAGAATTTTCTACAGAAGAAATGCCAGATGGTGTTGAACAACCTAAAGAAGGTAAAGATACTTTAGCTTCTACTGTAACAGAATTAGCTTCTCAAGATGAAAATTTTGATGCTGATAAAGTTACTATAAACAGATATGATCAAGTAGGAGAAGGATCTGGTGGAGAAGATACAATGGGTGATGATGTATCATCTGACGATATGGGTTCACCAGCTGATGATGCCGGAGATCAAGGAACAGAACCTGAAGTTCCAGAAGAAAAAGTAGAAGAAGCTCCTGCTGCAGAATCTGTACAAGCTACTTGGAGACAAAGAATGGAAATGGCTATATTCCATGCATTAAGAAGAAAATAAGATAAGTAAAATTTTGGATGGTATTAACTTATAATGGGTTATTACCATCCATTATTTTTTATTTTTGGTTAAATTTATGTATAAAATAATATATACCATTATAAATGTATTTAAACGCTCTATAATGCTGTTATTACGCGTTTTATAAATGTTTACTATTAATCTTATGACTTTTATCTTTGAATAGCCTTAAAACGTGTATAATGAGCTTATATGACGTTTTATGATGTTATATGTAATTTTACACAATAAATATGTGAGGTGAAAATATGAAAGATGTAATATATAATATATATAAAGAGCGTACTACTAAAGAAACACATGATAATATTTCTGATTTAATCGGTCTTTATATTAAAAAGAATATGTCAGTTCTTACAGATGGATTAATAAATAATTACCCGATTTTAGGAGAAAGTACTCGTAATAAGTTTGCAGCATTTTATAATATATCTCCAAATGATTGGAAAGAGATAACTAAAAGTTCTGAATATAAACTAATGGCTAGATTAGCAGATCCTTTAAAACTTGGACTACTATTTAGTTATTTTGAAACTAGAAATCCTATATTTATAAATTTTCTTGGTATATTATGCTATAGTTTATATATGTTTAAATACTTTCCTAGAAAATTTAATAAACTTATAATGCAATACACTATAGATGAATTTGATTCTAGACTTGATTATAATAAACTTGGTAGAAATCTATTAATAGTTATAGGAAAGAAAACAGAATCGTTTATTCAAAACTGGGAAAAACGTATAACTAAAAACCCATCTGATAAATTATTCCGTGAGATGTTAAAAGATTTTACTCCTAGATATAATAATATGATTAATAGTATAGCTACTGCGTATCATAAGAATTTTAATGACCCAGATGTTAGAATACAAATAGCATATGCTAAATCTGCTGATGGTAAGAATAATGTAGCTGGTGCTGGTTTATTTGAAGCTATTAGAGAGATAGCTATGAATAATCTACAATCGCCTTCTAGTCGTATATTAGATATGATTGGTCTTGGTAATAATAATCCTAAGAATATGAAGTATAGAACTTTACTTATAAGTAGGTTAGGAGACCAATATATAAATACATCTAGAGTTTGTAGTAATATACTTGATGAATGGATGAAACGTAATAGTGATAAGCTTACTATGAAAAACTTTAGGCTAGGATTTGTAAGATCTATGAGTATTGCTAGACATATAACTTATATATTTGATGCATTAGATAATATAATATATAATATGATGGCTGATAAACCTAGAGAAGAAGCTAGATTATATAATAAAGTACAACTTCGTAAATGGTTATATCAATATCTTTTATTAGTATTATATTTATCAAGTGGTCAATTATCAGTTGATATATCTGCACTTGAAAGTATCAATACAGACTATGATACTTTAAATGGATTTGATTTAACGGAGGTATAATATGAAGTATGATAAAGTTAAAGACGAAGATATAGAGTTTGCAGTATCTGAAACTATACGTGTATTTAAAATGCTTGATGAAAGTGAAGGTGCTAGAATAGAAGAACTATTAACAACTTGTGAAGATAGAGACCAGTTAGTAGAATATCTTATTAATATATTGAACTTCTATGCACAACCAAATCGTCATGTACTACGTAGAGTTAGAGAAAGTGAACAAATAATAAACCAAGAATATGTGCATTTACCACATGTTAATATAAGAAATGGTAAAGGAGTACTTTCTAATAAAAAACTTCTTATACTTCCATTATATGTAAGAGCAAACCAACAAATAGCTCTTAAAGAAGGTAAAGCTGCACAAGAAAGTACACTACGTAATATAACAGGACAAGTAACAGGTGCGTCTAAATCAGGAAGTTTATCTGATAGTGAAATAGCTACACTAATAGGAAATGGTTCTCCTAATATTATTAAAGAAATGTTAGGACCAGCATCTCATGACTTAGTTGCTAAACGTGAAATGAAACAGTCTATAATAAGAACAGGAGACGTTTCATTAAAGGATTTAACAGATAGTCCAGAAAATAAGAAATCATTAAGATATATGAGTGAAGTCCTTAAAGCATATGGATTAGATAATGACTTGGTTGATGTACCTATAAAATAATATAATTAATAAAATTGGAGGAAAATAAAATGAGTTGGTTAAATAAGAAAATAGACAAGACTTTAAATCGTTATGTCCCTACTGGATTTGCAACATTTGATATTATGATGGGTGAAAATGTTAGAAAAACAGATGGTACTTTAATAAGTAAGAATAGAGGATTTGCAATTGGTACGCATAACTGTATAGCAAGTAAACCAGGTGCTGGTAAGTCTACATTTACTATGGATGCATTATCATTCGGTCTACATTTAGGATATCCACTACATAGATTAGTAGTAATAGACGCAGATAATGCTGTTTATACAGATCAAAGACTTAAGAAACTTACAAAATTAGATCAAGAAACTATATCAGATAGATTTACTGTAATATCTACAACTAGTCCAGATGACTTAGCATCTATAATGAAAGAGGTTGATGCCGAATATAAAGAAATGAAATATAAACCAGTATCATTCCCAGACCCTCAAAATCCTGGCCAAACTCTTAAGATGATGCCTTTTGTTACTCTTATAGTTGATACTGTAACATCTATTAAATCTGCAAATAATGATATAGAAACTGGTGGAGATGTAATTAATAATACTGTAGGTCTTACTACAAATAGAGAGCTTACAGAATTTACTAAATCTGCTACTAACTATTGTGATGGTAATATAATTATTATATGGGTAGCTCACTTAGGAGATAATGCTCCAAAGATTGGTCAATATGTAGCAGAAAGAGATTTTAAATCTGCTCCTATTGATAAGAAGATTAAAGTTCCTAATGCTGTAAAAGCTAAACTTAGCTCTGCATTTGTTCTTGAAAAGGTTGTAGACTCTGTTGATAGAGGAAGTGCTTCTAAAGGACATGTTATTTCTAGACTTAATCTAGACCCATCTACTAATGCATTTAGTACACAAGGACGTATGTGGAAAAGTAGAACTGGAACAGAAGGTAGTACAATTACTGAACTTGTAAATATTAATGCAGAGTTTGATAGATTTGCAACTCTTGTTATAGATTGTGAAAATATAGGAGTATTTAAGAAAGGTAGTGGAATGTACCCGTCTGCAGAATATCCTCATATATTTAAAGATAGTATTGATGCTGAAAAAGAAAATAAATATATGAGTAGCTATAAAAGACAAACTCTTACTATGGATGGATGGGATAGACCATTTAATCTTATGGAAGCGTATGCATTAACGCATTATGCAGGAGAAGATACTAAATTATGTGAACTTAGAGACAAATTTACTACATTATGTCTAGAAAATTTAGAAAAGAAGACTAGATATGAACTAGAAGTAAATAATATAAATAGTGATGACCTTACTAAACATAAAACGTCTATAGGATTATTTATGCGTATTAATGAAATGAATAAAGCTTCTAATATGTTCAATCCTATCACTGATAAAGATGATAGTAAGGCTATGGTACAAGATGGAATGGAAACGAAATTAGGTGAAGATAGTGATGAATAAAAGAAAGTTAGTATATTTAGAAGATAAAAACCAAATAATAGGTGTTTGGAATGATAATACTGAAGATGAAGTAGTTTTAGTAACATCTGTAAAGGATTGTATTATAATGAATGATGGACAAGACTGTAGATATACATTATCGAAAGCTATGGACCCTTGGACACATCATATCATGGTACATCCTAATGGATGTATTGAGTTTGAGAAACGTGAAGATGTTGCTAAACTTCTAACAGAGGAAGTGAGAAGATGAAGACATTTTATTATGACAATGAAGAAAATGTATTCGGTATAAAAGATGATGAGAAATTTAAAATATTAAAGTTTAATGTATTTAAATGCTCAATAGTTGGAAATAAAGCTACCGTATACTGTGAAGAAGGTATGATAAATTATAATTTATTACCTGATGGAAGTGTAACAACTGAAACTATGAATTAAGAGGTGATTGGAATGAATAATATAACTCTAACTATCTATAAGTGGTGGACTATGTTTACAGTTAATAATAGACCTTATAGTCTAGATGCATTTTTATCTGTTGAAAATTATGTAAAGAAACTTATAGTAAATATGTATAATAGAGAAATGAAAAATGATACACAAAGTTTACAAGGTACTAATAAAATTAATAGAACCCTTGTGTATCAAATAATGAATAACAAATTTGTAAATCTACCTAGACTAAATCCAAATGTTCATGTAGATTCAGTAGTTATAGAAGGTAATGATGTATCAGGTAAAGAAACTTACTCAAGGTTTCTTTATCTAGATATAGATAAAACTATGTCAGAAGTTAAATCTGATAATAGCGGTCAAACCGTGCATTTAGTAAGTTTTCCTACATACACTAGTCAAATTGGTAATCTTATAGCTAAATTATTAAGAAAGCATAATAAAACTAATTTTGACAGGTATTTACTTAACTGGTTATTCTGTTATGATAGAATAAATACAATGATGAATATGTTTGATGAATTTAATAATCAATCTGATTTAATACACCATCATCATGTATTAATATTTGATAGATTCTACCAATCAAACTGGATATATAATCAAATGGATTCTAGAGATGCTGTGGTAGAGTGGCTATTGAGAACTGAAAAGGTTATATTTGAACCTGTTAATGTTAAAGATATAATAATATTCCATAGAGATAAGCATGAACCAGATAAAGTACATGATAAGCTTATTAAAGACAAAAAGAATAAAGATTTAAATGAAACTATAGAATTTCAAAAAGTTATTAGAGATAGATTTATAACTAGTAGATTCTATAAAAAGCTTAAAGTTAATTATTTTGTAGGTTCTCCTAAGATACACTACTTTACAGTTAAAGAAGTAGTTGTAGATGATAAACCAAGAGAATCAACATTCTTAACATATCTACATAAATCTTTAAGATTATTCCATTCATTTGGAAATAAATAATAATTATATACAACAAATAATACGTAGGTGGAGACTTGTTAATCAGGAGATTGGGCCCATGCACGAAGCATTTATTAAAGTCTTCTTAAAATGTTATAATCCGTCACTGGATAATAGCAGGCAACGTTTCCCACTTACTTACACTTTTTTATTTTTTGATTTATTACAGAATCGATATTTTTTTTGGTAGAGAGCTAATTCAAATTTTATTGAGCTATGAAATAATACATACGGTTACTATCGATTCTGTGCTAAAATTATCCTATCATATAACTACCCCTCAGTTTTGAAATAAGTTATATCTTACTTTCCTATTTATGGTAGGATAATTTTATCATATTTCCAATTTTATTAACTATATATTTTGAAACGTAAATAAAAGGTGATACCCCAATTATGGTACAAAACCATAATTGGGGTATGCTTTTTATTTACCTTTTACTTTAGTTCGACACCAGTTGCTTTTTTCCAAATATTCTTTACTAAATAAGTTACATATTTAGTGGCAGCTTCTGTTCTCAATATTAGTAAAAATAATCTTTTACCTCTAAAGATAAACTTTGGATTTTCTAGTCTGTTTGTAACACTTTCTATAATCTTTTCTGTTACAACTTCAACTTTAGCATCGTTGCCTTTCTTTTCTTGGAATTCTTTTATAGTTTCAGCAGCTTGTGCTTTAACTAAACCAAGACTTTTAACTCCAAAATAAGATATAACTCCGGCTATTATTAAAGCTGATAATAATATCAGAATAACAAATAGTCCATAGTCTGTGTTCAAATAGTATACAAATCCGTCAACTAACATTTGCCATAATTTCATACACTAAACCTCCTACTTTAAGAATTATCTAAGACAGGTAGGTTGTTAATAGCCGAAATTACCATAATCTCTTATCCTTTTTATTATATTTATTATAAGAAGTAACTGATCTAGCCCTTCCCATCATCTGTGTATCACTAGATATACTATTATTAAATGTATTTAACATAGTAACCATACTAGGAAGTCTCATATTAAATATATCTTCTTTATTAGCTAATTGACCATGTAAACATTCTTCATTTATTTCTTCATCATTCAAATAAACTTTCGATCCATTAACCCATTTCCATGCAATTATCTTATCATATATCTTATCATCAGTTCCTCTATAATTAATAATTTCATATTCTATTTTACCTTCTTTATAATAATTAGTATCTTCTAAATGAGAATTTACCAATGATGTAAGAGATAATACTTTTATCTTACTATAATCTACTATAAAGTTCCAATTCTTTTCTAATGATAATCTGTAATCTGGTTTAATTGCAACCATATAAGCAAGAGCAGTTGCCATAAGGTTGTCATCATGACATCCATATTTGTGATTTATCTTACCACCACGTTCTTCTCTTAATGTACCAAGTTCACTATATGAAATAATATTACCAAATGCATATGGGTACTTATCTATAAGTTGACGCCATAGTTCCGTAGTTATATACTTTCTAGTATCTGCACTACGCTGTCTAGTCCCAAATGTAGATAGTATATTTCCACTAAGCTTTTTATTAGTAAATCTAAAACTACTATCGTCTAAGTTCTTATCTACGTGTTTATCTATTCTAAATAAATACGGCTCTAGTCCAGACTTTCTCATATTATTCATATATATTTGACCAACGCCATCGACTTCTGGGTTTATAACCATAATCATATTAGGATTAACTTCTCTAAGCCAGTTAAAGAACTTAATACAAACAAAACTAAAATCATTTACATCTAATGAGTTAGTGTTCCAGTTGAGTATGGGCTGGAATGTTTCCATGTCCATAATAAATACAACGGAACTGTCATTACCCCCGAAGGCTATATCAACTCCAATACTAATAGCATGGAACTTTCTGATGTAATCTTCGAATGGAATATCTTCATGGCTAAAATATGTCATTTTATGATTCTTCATAAACATAAGAGTTCTATGAGGTGTTTCTTTAGCAAGTTTACTAACACGTCCCATAAGTTTTTGACCATATAAGCTTTCACTATCAACTTCAAGCCAACGATTCAACATATCTGTCATAAATACTTCTCTATCGTTACTTTCATTAATAGATTTTTCAAGCCATGCTTCATTAAATCCAAGTTCAAAGTATTCATAACTCATAGTCCAGAAGTGCTTCTTACTATTATTCATTACTTTACATAGTTCTTCATATGTATACCCAAAGAACTCTATATCAAATTGAGCCATTTCCTTAAATACAAGTTCATACATAAGTCTTCCACTTGTAGTATTAAGTTTACCTGGTGTAGATGTGAAATATATACCATGTCTTTGATTACTACGTATAGCAAGTAGTCTAGCAGTACCATGGGCAAATAGTATACCTCCAAGCATTGCAGTTGTATGACGTATAAAGTTGATTTCGTCTACGTATACAAATCTAGGTGAGTCTCCCCGCCCGGTTCTTTCTGCTTGAGTTTCACTTGTACCTACTGCAAATATCTTTAGGAAGTTATTTCTTTCTTCATTTTTAACTTCTCTAGCTTTAAGAGAAGGAGAGAAATCTTCTTCTTCTACTAACATCTGCTTACCTTTAACTTTTTTTGTCTTTATTGTATGAAATTTAAGAAATCTAGGTAGCATATTGGCAGCATCTATCATTCCCCGTCTGTTCTTACCAGCTTCATCTTGGTTAAAGTGTACTACTAACATCTTAGCATTACGAAGACCAGCACCCCAGTCCATTCCTAATACTTTAGTAAGGTCAAATGTTTTACCTGTTTGTCTTGACTGTTCCCGATAGATATTAAATCTTTGAGCATATAACCATAAGAACGTCCACGTTGCAATAGTCATTTCATATGGAATTCTTTCTCCTGTAGCTTCGTCCATTATACGACCAGCTTCTCTAACCATAAAAATAGGATTCTGTTCACATTCAATAGCAGCTGCTATCTGAATTTCACTACTAATGACAGGATTATCTATATCTATACCAAGTAACATTCTATTAAGAGTTATAAGAGGAGCTTTATGGTTTATATTAATACCTAAGAAATCCCCCATTTTCTCTAACATAAAACTAAATTCAACCCATTGATGATTGACTGTACTATAATCATAATATATAGGAATAGCTTTTTTATGTTCGGCATTATAGTAAATATCATAAGCAAAATCCGGAAGACCATCTACTTTAAGTGCAACTTTGGCCTGGTCTGATAATTTAGTTTTATCAAGTTTAGGGAAGTTACCATTAAATATTTCACAATATGGAAATCTAAAGTCATCTTCTTTGCCTTCATTTTCATTTTCAGCTTCAATAAAATTACTTATAGCTTCCAATACCTTTTGCTTATTCTCATTATATTCCTGAAATGATATATTATTATCTATTACTAAATTTTCAGGTGGTTCTATACCTTCATTTCTATACTTGGCTATTTCTTCTCTAGTGTTACGTATAAATTGATCATATGTACTATCAACAAAGTTTACCAATACATCTTTTTCTATACCAAGATCCTTAAGGAAGTTATCAAATTTCTCATGTTTATTATGCATAATTTCTTCGTAACTAACCATAATACCTCCGTACATAAACGGGAGCTTTCGCCCCCGCTGTTATTTTATAGCTTTACCATACCATATAATATTCCAGAATTTTCTTTTATTACACTACGACTAGCCATCATATCTGCTAGTATTATACGTTGTGCATCTAAAAGTCCTAAAGCTTCTCTTAGAAATTCATCTTTAGTATCCATTTCTACAGATATTATACTACCAAGAGTATTTATTTTATTCATAAGAACTTTCATTCCATCAGTTGTCTTACAATTCATAGCATCAGATTTTATCTTCATAAGATCATTTTCAAGATCAATATAAGTTTCTCTATCCTTAGGTTTTAATCTAGCTAATAATTTACTTCTGGTAACCATGAATTCCGATTTATCACTAACAGATTCCATACCAATTGTAGCATATCTAGCTGGTGCATTTTTAAATGCACTATAAGATTTCTTTAAATTATATTCAGATAAAACATCATCTTGAAGACTTTCTAATGAAACTAATTTAATTCCTGTTATAATCTTATTAGCATATACAGGTCTATTCATTTTATTTATAGTTATAACAGCATGTCTTTTCTTTTGATACATTTCAAGAACTTCATTTATAGCATCATCACTAAAGCTTGGAAGATCTTGATATCCTTTAATTAATCTGTTTCTCCATAAGTCTGCAGTCATTATAACACTATCAAATGCTCCTCTATTTTGAACACAATAACTAAAGTCTCTCATAAGTTTCTTAATACTATCACCTATATCATCTGTATCGATTCCATTTACACTATTATATACAAGTTTAAATAAGAATGCAAGTTTAACAAATGTTTCTAGGTTATTAGATACGATATCTCTATTACCATATATGTATACCACATAAGTATATAAAGTTAATTGTAATCTTATAAACTTATCTAATATAGCATTTACTATAGCTTCTGCAAATATCTCTCTATCACCGTGAATCATTTTATGTGTAATTATTCTTAGTAATAGTGCATTATACTCTAAATCTACATTAAACCATGCAACTGGATAAGAGTCGTCATACATACCTAGTCCAAAATCGCTGCTATATTTTGTAGAAGTATCTGAGTCTGTATTTGTAGAATATCCCATATATCTTCTATATATATCAGACTTTCTAATATCTACACCAATACCAATAAGTCTGCTGATATCAATATGAGCAAACAGTCCCTTTCCATTATCTCCATTTAGAATAAAGAAATGACTATCGGCAAATAAATCAGTTTTACTTCTTTCTTTAATTTTAAGAAGTCCATAAATATTAAAGAATTCTTCAGGTATAAATTTTGCACTAGCAGATAAGTTATATGATAATCCAATGTTATTGAAAGCATGAGCACAGTCATTAGGAAGTTCTGTGTACTTTTTAATTTCTTCAATTACGTCTGGACTTAAACATTGTAATAATCCAGCTTCTTTAAGATCTTCCATTATTTCATATTTGTTCTTATTGTATATGATACTTTTAAACTTACCATATTTTTCTCTGGCCATAGCTTCACATCTTCTAATAACTTCAGCTGCTTCATAGTTTTCATTAAAGAAATCTTTATAATAGCCATAGTTATTACATTCTTCATACTTTTTAGCATAATTAGTTATAAACATCATAACCCTCCTTTAGGTTTACATTTTAATATATATTGTTTAACACCGCCTTGTTTTTCGGGTAAAAACAACCGGACTGTTAATTATCTTATAAGAAAGGAGGGAATTTTATGTATAATTTACCTGAGTATATAGCAGCTAGAAGAGCGACTAGTATAGTTAAATCTTTTATAGTTAATAAACGTTCTTATACCGCTAGTACTGATAATGGGTCTGAAGATATTTCTATAGGATTAGTAAATTTAGACTTTAGTTCGGTTAATAAAGAGCTAGTTCTTATAAATGCTAAACTTAAAAAACTTATAGAAATATGTAGTCCTGGAGCTATGTGTAAGAGATTCTTATTCGTAGAACCAGCTAATAACATAATAATTCCGTTATTTCTATTTGAAACCTTTGAACCTTCGCATTGTTATATACCAATCGTGATAACTAATCGTAGTATATTAATGATATCTCCATTTGGGGTTAGTTCCAGAGGTGATGTAGAATGGATACGTGAACTTATGCCTACGTTTACATTACAAGAATGTAAAACTGATGAAGATTTAGAAAAGTTAGCTCTTTCTAAATTAACATATAAAGATAATGATGAATCTAAAGAAATTACAGTTATAGATGCAATTCGTCTTAATATAGAGTACTTCATTAGCGCAAATCAGACTACTGATAAAGTTATCACAGAAGCATATTACGACGTTGATACAACATTTAGTCGTGAAATATCTCCTGATGATCCTATTTTAGAGAAATTCAGTTCTAAGCATGAAGAATTATCAATGGAGTCTGTTATGAAAATAGTAGACAACAGTGATCTTCCTATTACAGAATATGATTATATACCTATAGAAGTAACTACAAAAAATGGAAATATATATAATTCTCTTAATATGGTTACAGAATTCGAAGGAAATACTGTAATTAAAAATTTAACAGCAAATGAATTAATAAATGAATCAAAAGATGATCCAGTATTATACTTACCAATAAGAGATAAAGGATCTGTACTACTTTACTTAGACTCACATATTCACTATGTAGGTCAAAATAAAGTATGTATATATAATCCTTTAACTAATACTTATGAAGAGCCAGTTAATATGTATGATATATTTGATTCTGATTTTATTCCTGGAATGGTAGCAAATGAAGGATTAATTGGAGATTTATTTAAAACTATTAAAATATTTGGACTTAGATCTGGTTCGTTTGCTTATAATATGATAGTTTTCCTAGCAAAAGCTCCTAAAAAAGCTTTTGGATTTATTTGGAAAGCATTAAAGAACATTCCTATTTTAAAATCTAAAATAGAATTTGAAAAAGAAGAAGCTATTCGTTTACAAGAAAAATTATTAAGTGACGAATTAGACCATGGTGAAGAGAAAGTTCGTGCTCTTAGATTAATCGGTATTAGAGGTTTCTTCCTTACTGCAATAACTGGTACTATAATATTCTTACCATGGATTTTAGCTCTACAAAAGCGTAAATATTTAGCTAGTAGAATAAAATCTGTAGAAAGAGTTGAATATAATCTTGACGCTAAACTTGAGAGACTTGAAAACCAATACGAAATGGCTCGTAATGAAGGTGATAAAGAAGAAGTTAATAGAATACTCTCTCAAATACAATTAGTTAAATTCGCTAAGTTAAAACTTATAGAATATAAAAGAGAAGTAATCAAAAAAGAACGTATTAAATACAATACATTCGATAAAGATGATACTCTTACTACTAGACAACGTATAGATAAAATGGTTTCTAGTGGAGGTTTCTATAATTTAAATGGTGAATATGGTTCTAAAGTATTAGCCGACGATGGATATTAATAGTTAGTCCGGTAATTCTAGGAAAAGGAGGAAATTGATGATATATGATAAAATACGTAACGGAAATAATATTGACAATAGCAACTCGTTTAAAACTATGGAAATTAGCAATGAATCAGTTTTATCTGAATATGATAATAGAAGAAAAGAAAATGAAGATGGAAATGCAAGAATTTTACAGATCAATAAATGGTTAGAAAATTTAGCTAAAATATATCCAGATGATCAAATTATTCTAGAAGATTATAAACCATCATTTGAAGCAGAAGAGGATGATCCATTCGGGGCTGGTGAAGCTGAAGGTATGGATGAACCAGTAGGTGATGATGGGGGAGCTGAAGCAAACTTTGATGATGACCCATTTGGGGCAGGAGAGATGGGAGACATGGATTTCGGAAGTGATTTCGGAGATGCATCATTTGACTCTGCTGGAGATAATATGTTTGGTGATGACGGCGGGGGGCAAGACCCAGATGCTCCATCACAAAATGTAGTAGATCGTACAGTTGTAAAGCTTCAAGAATATAATATATCTAAACAGATACGTAATATTTTCCCTGAGAGATTATTAGAGCTTAAGAAGATTATAGATAATAATATAGAAGCTGTAGAGCATCGTATTTATGATAATCCATTAGTCGGAGATGTTCTACGTGATGTTGTGAAAGAATATAGATATATTTATACTATATTAGATGAATTTATAAAAGTACTACCTGATAAGACATATGAAGATATAGTAGAAGCATATGTACAATTTCACTCATCTTTATATAAATTAAGACAAGTAGTCAAAGATGTAGCAGAAGGGAACAAAAAATCCTGATGCAAACAAAATTTTTGTAAAAATAGACGGTTAATATACGTTTATTTATATAAAATTGCTACTAAGGAGGTGAAATATATAGTGAAAATAATTATGGATGATTATGGATTAGAAACTTACGCGAGTAGTTTAGACGCACTTGATGCTTTCGCCGCAAACATACGTGAAAGTGACGTTAAAAATAGTGCCATCTTAGGATGGGAATACACTAGCGAAGATCTAGATATAGATGATGTATGGTCATTTGAACCAAGTATGGAAGGTATTAAAGATCGTGTAAAAGAAATGGCTAGTAAGGCTAAATCCAATATTGTTGCATGGGCTCAAAAACTTATAGATTTAATCTTCGGTACATTTAATAGATTAATTAGAAGACAAAAAGCTAATTCTACTGTACTAAAGAAAACCTATAAAGACGCCATTACTTATATTAAATCTCTTAAAGAGTTGGAAAGTGTAGCAAAAAACTCAACTGGAACTATTAAAATTTCTGACTGGGGACGTGCAAATCTTCAAGTTATGGTTCTAATGTTATCAATTAGTTATTCTTTAACACATACAGTTAAAGAAATGAATGATTTTGTAGGTAATATATTTACAAAGAGTACAAATCAAACTGATAATAAGACTTTAATGTTTAGTTTAAACTTAAAAGTTATATTAGAATTAATAAGAAAAGTAGTTCTTATGTGTGGGTTGGTCATGTCGGTTGACGTATTTAAGGGATCATTCTATGATGATTTCAAGAATATGGGTTATGACTTTAATAAAGTTATAGCTAATGCTAGTGGTTTAAAATTTGTAAATGCTAATGTTGATATGTCTAAAGTTGTAAATGCTATTAAGACTGTATTAGAAGATATAACTAATCCAGACCCTAAAAATGATAATGTATTTAATGACTTTGCACGTATTAAGGGTATTTATGAAGATGCTGATATTAAAAGAGTTAGAGCTGCTGCTCTACAATATATGACACAAAATATAGAAGCTATAAGTAAACCAAGAACATCTGAACTAGAATATAAGACTGCATATGATTATTTACTTGAAAATTTAGAGTTATTTGTGTCAGTGTCTGAAAATAATGCCGAATTATGGAAATTTGATAAACATATCAAAGAAACAGAAAACTTAAGAAGAAAAATGAACCAAGTTATACAACTTATTCGTGACGACCATGAAGAATATATGAAATTCTTACTAAATGTTATATTAGAAACTGGTGGATTATTTACAGCAATTGTAACTAATGTTGAAAAAGCTGCCAAACTTCATGATGATATAACACATAACTTTATGGACGATGCGGTTAGACTTGGAAGAGCTCTTAAGAAAATTGAAGCAGAAAGGCAATCAGATATTAATAAGAAGACTAAGAAAAATTATTCGGAGAAAGAAGAAGATCCGATAAAATAATATAAAAAGGAGGTCAAATAATGACTAACGAAAAAAGAGAGTTATTTGCTACTCTAGGTTTAATAGCAGAAGAATCAGTTGCTAATGAATCAGTAAATACTGAATTAGAACCAGAAGTAGAATTAACAGCACTAGAATCTATAGAATCTGAACTTAAAGATTTAGATGAAATAGAAAGATGTCAAGATGAAGCTGAAAAAGCTAGTTTTGAGTCTATGGTTAGTGACTTAGAATTATTAAATAGTGTTTTAGCATATAAATCTGTAAAAACTGCTGGAGCAGAAGAAGCTGCTGTAGAAAGCATATCAGCTGAATTCGGTATTTCTACAGAAGGAATAAAAGATTTAGCTGAAAAAGGTGTAGATGCACTTAAAACTTTAATTGATAAAATTATAGCTTTATTTAAGAAAATGTTAGGTGGAGCTAAAACTCAAGAAAAAGTATTAAAATCTTTAGAATACAAAGTGTCAGTTGTATCAGAAGCTCAAAAAGGTAAATATGATTTAAAAGAATTTGCTAGAATAATGGGTCAAACTATGATACTTGGTGCAATGTCTCAAAAGGGTTATAGTGTTAGTGATTTCCCTAGTTCAGGATCGTTACAATCTATAATAGATATAGCTAATAAAGCTGCTAAAGATTATTATGAAGATTCAGCAATACGTGAAAGTATATATAAACCATTCACTGGAAAACTAATTTATATCGAAAAAGGTATAGAAGAAGTAAATGAAAAATCTAAATCAGTTGAAGATTTAGCTGATTTCGATTATCATCAAGGTGCTGTAAAATTAATAAAAGCTATGAGAATGTATAAAATAGCTGATACATTAAAAGGTGCAATTGCTGAATTCGAAAGAGTTGCTGAAAAAATAAAGAATTCTAAGAAAAAAAATCAAGATGATGCAGATAAATTAATTGCTAATATGTCTAAAATGGACATGGCTGAATGTATAAAAACTGCAAATAAATTTAAAGATTTAAATAGTGCAAATGTTAGAGCTTTAGTTAAACTTTGTGGACAATATATAAAAGCTGCTAAAACTAAACCTGCTGAAGAAAAAGCTGCATAAGGAGCTGATTCCTTATGAATATATTTGCATTAATCGATTCAGATCGAAATATGTCAATTAGTGATGAAATATCAAGTGAATTATCTTTTCTTGATGAAACAGATAAATCATATGATGAATATATGAGTATATCTAATGAATGTGCTATGACATCTGCATTATTATATGAAACTATATCTACTGAGTCTATAGGTGATACATTTAAAGCTGGCTTAGATTATATGATGAAATTGATACGTAAAATTATAATAATGTTAGGTAATGGAATGAGACGTTTACTTAAGTTTTTAAATATAAATAAAGGCGCATTAATAATAAAACGTTTAGATGAAGAAAATAATGAAATCGAAGTTAATCATCCTGAAGTAGTTAAGGAATCTGAAGAGTTCTGGAGAAATGTTAAATTTGATGATATAGATGAAGCTGAAATCATTTCAGTTGAAACTAATATACAAGATGATCTTATAGTTAAGTTAAAAAATACATTTTTGTATAGAATTCTTTTAATTTCTAGGATTATACAACCAAATTCAGATTATACATCACTAGTCAATATTAAAGGCGTAGATGAAAATCTTAAAAATATAATAAATAAATTGAATAGTAAACGTGCAAAAACAATAGCTAATTATAGTAATTTATTCGATCTAATACGTGAAGAAGTTGATGAATTAATTCAATTAAATAAAAAGTTACTAACATCAGCTGATTCTATTAATATGGATAACGAATATATTAAGGATTTTGCAAATAAGCATACTCTAAATGATTCATTAGGAGTTGACATAGAAAAGGTGGCTAACTTCTTTAAACAAAAAGAGAATTTAGAGAAAAATGATACATTTATATCGGCAATTGAAATTGAAACTAGTAAAAGTTATAGTAAAAGATATATATCTAATACTTATGTTAAAGTTATATTAAGTATGATGATGAGTTTAAATAAATACATAAATAAAATTACTATTAAATCACTTTTTACTGATATAGCTAACTTAAATAATGATAATAAGAGAAATGTTGGTAATAGTATCAATAATATAAATAAAGAAAAATCATCAGATAATTCTAGAAAATCTCTTTTAGATAAGTTAAATAAGTATTATACTTTTATTTTAAATATAAATGTTATCATTAATGCAATAAATGCACAGATACCAAAAATGCTTGCAACTGCAAAGCGAGCTAAATAAATAATAAGGAGGAATAAAATCCATGAATGAAGCAATATTAAAGAAAGTTCAAGCTATATATGGAGCTCCATCATTGGAAAGTGTAAATCCAATGAATGAACCTGAAAATACTGAAGAAATAGTATTAGATGAAACTCCAGCTTTAGAAGCATATTCTGAAGAAGAATTAGAACTTTTACATCAAGAAATAGTAGAAGAATATACAGCTGCAATGGAAACTATAACACCAGAACTAGCTAACTTAGAATACACTATAATGCTTGAATCTATAGGTTTATCATTAGATAGATTTAATGAATTTGAAGGTGTAGTATCTATGGAAGCTGTTAAGAAAGCAGTTAAAGACGGTAAAGTTACTAAAGATTCTGCATTTAAATCTATAATAAAAAGAATAGTAAACTTATTCTGGGCTACAATTGATAATATAACAGGAAATACAGTTAAAGTATTAAAATATGGTAAACTGTTGAAAAAATACTCTGAAAAATTAGATAAATTAGATCTAGAAAAACTTACTACTGAAAGCGATATAAATATCCCTGCTAGTGTTGCAGATTACAAACCTTTAGAAAAATTTGTAACTGAAAATAATAAAATATACGCTGAAGTAGCAAAATTCTCTGGTATGATAACACCTAAAGATGTAGTTGGTAAAGTATACAGTTTATTTAGTAGCGTTGGAATAAATGTTAAAACTGAAGATTTTAGCAAACAATTCGAAACATTATTAAATGAATATAATACTAGTAAAGGTGAAGAAGCTACTACAACAGCATCTATATCTGAAGCTGTTAAAGCTGCTAGAACTCAATCTAAAGAACATATAAGAGTTATAAATGGACTTAAATTTGGAAATATTAGAGAAAAATTAGGTAATGCTAAAAAGAAAATGATAGCTGCTTTAGAAAATCAAAAAGCTGCAGAAAATGATGCTACTAAGAAAGAAGCTATCCAAGCTGATTTAAACAGATTAATGAAATTATTTGCTGCATATAAATCTTATAATAAAAAAGCAACTGCTCAAATAAATAAAGAATTAGCAATATTAACTAAACATATCGGTAAAGTTATAGATGCATACAATAAAGCTACAAAATCTGTTGCAACTGAAAAGAAAGAAGAAACTAAATAGGGAGGATTATAAACCATGAATGAAATAAATTACTTTAGCCCTGAGCTATTAAAAAGCATGAACCCTGCTTTAGAGTCAATGAGTTCATTCTCTAAAAGTGGAGCTACAAGTTTTGGAGGAGACAACTGGTCATTAATTGGAACATTTTCTCAAGAATCTGTTGGAAAATTAAATGCTCTAATGTCTGCTTACAAAACTTTCGGATTATCATCTGGACATATTACTCAAAAACAAGCAGAAGATATATACATGGAAAACTTGAACAATGGAATAGAAAAATTTGTTAAGGAATGTACTGTTTCTAATAAGAGATTTGGACAACTTCCAACTGAAGTTCAAGCTATCATGAAACCTTTACAAAATATGAAAACTGCTGTAGAAAATAAATTAGATAAATTATCTGAAGCAGATAATAGATCTGTAAGATTCGCATTAAACTTTGAAAAGAAACAAGTAGAAAATGCAATGGAAAAAGTATTATTTGGTATCTGCTCTAACTTAATAGATAGAGAAATAAATGCTAACCCATTTGCACCTGCAATGGAAAGTGGATACTCTTATCAACAAACTATTCCATATCCAAAATTAGAAGCTCCAGTTCAATGGGTAAACTCAGCTGCAACTGTATATCCAAAAGTAGCTAAAGTTAAATCTTTACTTAACCCATTCACATCTGTTGTAATCCATTCTCAAGAAATATGGTATGTTCCATATGATGAAAATAACATCAAACAACTAGATAAAGCAGTTAAAAGAGAAGATTTATTCTCTGTAATGGATCCTGCTAAGGCTGGATTTGATATGGATGCATTCTTTGGATCTCAAACTAGAGAACTTACAGTATTAGCTCAAGATTTCAATAAAATACTTGATTTCCAAAAATCTGAAATATACAACCCTGAAAATAACACATTAACAACAGGAGGAGCTGTTAAATCTGGTGCTCAATGGAAAACTGGTACAGATCTTAAAGCTTTCTTAGGAGCAGATGAACAAGTAAGATCTGACTTCAGAATTACTGGAATAGCAGTTGCTGGAGAACCTAAATGGGCTACTCAAGAATTATATGATTTAAGAAGTGGAAAAGTATTAGCTGACGCTTTTGCTGAAATGTATGATAAAGGTAAAGTATTACCTTGGGAATACGCACCAGGAAAAATCTATTTCATATCTTTATTATGGGATGGACAACCTCAACACTTAACAGTATCAGTTTCTAAATCAGACAACTCAATGCCTAATATAGAAGCTATTAAATTTGAATTCAAATTAAATGACTTATTTAACCAATTCAAAACTAGACTTGATATAGAAATCAGAACTAGAAGAACTGTTCTTTCTGCTGGAGCAGTAGTAAGAAAAGATATTCCAAACTTAGCTGAACACTTCTCTATAATAGATGAAAGACAAGGTGGAAGCATCTTAACTAAACTTACTAACTTAACAGCTGAAAAATCAGCTCATGAAAAAGAATATGTATGGTTCAAAGGATATACTGATATGACTGAAAGACTTGCTGAAGAATATAAAGTAACTCCTTATACTAAGAACAGTACTACTCTTTATTGTGAAATGGCTACTGATTTAGATATCAAAGGTGAAGTAAATAAAGACCAAGCTATCAGATATGCTTTAGGAAATGCTTTAAGAGGTATCAAAGCTAAACTAGATATCAGAGCAAATTCTAACATAGATGTACAAACAAATATGCTTGGACATACAGCTTCATTACTAGCTTTAGATAACTTCGTAACTCCAATCGTTGGAACAGTTAATGAAGAATCAAATGGACAATTTTTAGGAGTTGCTCAACAAGCTAGAACATCTGTTTTAACATTAGGAACAGATACAAACAACCCTGTAAACTCTGTAGTAGTAGGAACAGACAAAAATGATATGTCTGCAGATCCATATGCAACAACTCCAGTAGCTGGAACTCCAATCACATGGAAAGCTCCAGAAGATGTTGAATATATGATGTATGTAATTCCTGAATATAAGGAAACAAACTTAGAAACTCATATGTTAGTAGAAACACCTACAAAAGTTCAAGCAGATGGAAACTTCAGATCAGCTAGAAGACCATTCGTACCTAACATTCAAATAGAATACACAGCTAAATACTTTATCGCAAGAGAAAGTTCAGCTAAATTCTTCATTAAAGGTATCAATGTTCACTATGCTGGATAATTGTGCATAATACTCGGAGTCCTTCGGGACTCCGTTTATGTACTGTCTTAATACACTATAAAGGAGTTAGATATGCAAAATAATAAATACGAAACTCTAATATATGGTTATGATGCTATAGAGACAAAACCAATTAAATATGATACTAAATTAGATATAGTTGGTCTTGAATCTATGAGTAGTAGTGTCCCGACTAATGCTAGTGTTGCTACTCAACACTTTATGAAGGGATTATCTGAAGATATAGTTGATAAACTTAAAAGAGGTATATATTACCTTATATTTGAAATAGAAGCGATAGATCATACTAAACCTACAGCCAACGGAAGGCTATATCCGCGTGAACCATTTTACAAAGGTTTATGTGATTACTCATTTCAAAATAAGTTAAGACTTGGCGGGGTCAGCGGGGAGGATGAACATCCCCTATTAACAATGAATTCATCAGATGATAACTTAAATAAATATAACTCTTTCTTAAGAGTTGAACATGTAGAAAGTAGTAATTCTGTACATAGTATTATAGGTTTTAGACAAGATGAAAATAAAACATATTTTACTATAAAGACATCTACAAGTAATCTTACTATAGTAAATAATCTTCTTAATGGAGTGCTTCCTGCTTTTAGTATAAGAACTAGAGCAATGTTTAAACCAGGTCCTGGTGGATGTGAAGAAGCTACTACTATTAAGATTATATCTATAGACTATGTAAGAAATCCATCAAATGCTGGAAGTACGCTTATAGGAAGTAAAGTTACTATGATAGATCCTATAAACTTTAAAGCAATAGAAATGCCAATAGTAAGTACTACTGGATTTATACCAGCAAATGAATCTGTTGAAATGGATTTCTTACAAAAGGGAGATGAAATATTAGTAAATCCTGAAGCTGAGACTGTAGCAGAACAACTATATAGATTTGCAGTTAGAAGAAAAAAAGAAAATGACGGAAAAGTATCGTTTGAAAGCGTTATGAAGGATATGAAAGGCTTCTTAATATAAGGAGGTCATATGAATATAAATGTTCTTATAGATAAACTAAAAAATGATACTGGTCTTAATGGATATCTTGGAAAAGTGTATCCAGACACATTATTACGTGATAGTATTCTAAATAATAGTTTAAACACATTTAATCTTTACAGTGGATGCCACATTACTATAAATTTTGCAAATATTTGTAATATGTGGAATAGTACCCCGATCCTTGTAAATGATCAATTTGCTGATATAGCTTATAGAATACCAGATCAAATAATGGATAGATTTAAAGAACTAGGAGTAGAGATTAAGAATGCTAGTATAATAGCATCTAATAGAAATATACTACCAAATGTGTATAGTAGAGGTATGGTAGACGATATTAAAGTATTTAGCTGGAAGTATCGTGAAAGTATTAACTATCCGAAGGCTAGAATAAAATTCAAAGCACCTCATACATTAATCGCAATTGGTTATGGTATGTTTAATAGCTACTATAGTCCAAATGAAACATATAACGTAGTTTTGGAATGTACCCATCCAAAAAATCTAAGTACAATTTCATTCGGATTACAAAGTTACTTTGAAGATTTATGTAAATATGATATATTAATAAACTTATATAACAATGATTTACGTAATCTTAAAGTAGATCTTGGTAGTAGTAGCGTAGACTTACAACTAGAAAACTTTCAGAATGCAGAATCTGATAGAAAAGAGCTGTTAGCTTTAATAAAACAGAAAGCTGCAACTGACCACACAGAAATAATTATGAATATATAAAAAATAACCCCATATACACATAAGTATATGGGGTTATCTATATTTTTTACCAACAAAAATAATGAAGGAATAGATAAAAAAAAGAGGTTCTTTATACACTACCTCTCAAAAAGTGTTATATGGATGTTAACTCACCCTTGTATTGGCATTTAACATACTATTAACTATATTAAGGTTAACGTCTGCCACTTGCCTCATTATAGGGTCAGCCAACTCATTATTAGATATATGAGAGAAATTGTCTCTCCATCTAATAATGTAATTACGTAATTCTTTATCATAGGTATCTTTGTCTAGATGTGATAAAGATTTAGCATAATTATCAATACTAGTCATCATTACATTGTAACGATCTTGGACTAATGATTGAATATAATCCATATACTAATACACCTCCTTTGGTGCAAAATTAGATATATAGTGTTGGTATATATCTATCTTAGTATATGTAATTATTAAACTAGTAATTATCTATTCCTTCGTATACTCTTGGAAAAAGAAAAAAAGAATAACGCATTACATGAACACGTTATTCTTAATTTTATTAGAATCTTACATATTTTCTATCTTCTTCAGATAGTAGAGATTCTATTGTCATTTTTAATGCAGTCGGTATTTCTATAAATGATAAATCAAGTGTTTGATTCATTTCTAAATCTGTCATTGAATGTATAAATCCCTTTACAAGATTAAACATATACATTTCATTATATAGATTGTCATCTTTACTTTTATTTAATACAGATTCCATTATTAGTTGTTGTACACACATTAAATACATGCAACCTTTTAATAGATCTTCAGATTGATATTTATTAAGATCTTCTTTATAAATGAAATCATTTATTTCAGTTTCAATATCATATCCTTCTAATTTTTTATTTGTCATGATACTTCTTACATCAATCATGCATTTATCCATTTCATTTGCATATTCTTGTAAGTTAAAGTCTTTTCTTTCAAATTCGTTTTTAAATACAGGACCCCAAATTGGAGCACATTTATCAACGAATCCGTTTAGCATTGTTACATCAGCTTTCATTATTTCGTTACCACCCATTAATTCTAAATTCTTTCTCATTTTACATCTTCTCCTTTTCTTTTTTAAAAATTTTATTATTATAGTATTTAGATATATTTCTTTCTATATCTACATTAGTATATGTAATCGTTAAAACGCTATCTCTTCATTCCTTCGCATATTCTTGGATTTTTGCGGTAAAAAGAAGTTTAACCCCAATATAAGAAAATAAATCCTTATATTGGGGTATTTTATTTATTTACCACATCATCATTTAATATATCATCCATCAAACTTTCAGCCATTTCACGTTTCTTTTTCAAACTTTCTTCTTTAGATAAAACTTTAGCTCTTTCATATAATTTATTCATCTTAAGCATTAATTTATTAAGTTTTCCTAAGTTATCATAATGAATTTCTCTATCTTGTAATGTACTAACGATTTCTTCAGTTATAGCAATAGCTTTCATTATCTTTTCTAAATCATTTTCTGCATCTGGATTATTACTAATTACCTTTGCTTGATTTAATTCTTCTTGTGAATACTTAATAAATATATCATTATGTATTAATTCACTATTAAATACAGGTTTAACATTTGTTTCTTCTTCTTGGTTAATATTATCAACTTTTTCTGGTTCTATTTCTTCTTGACGTGATAATATAATAGGTTCAGGTACAGGTTCAACATGTTCAGAACATTCATTTTTCTCACAATGTTCACAATCATGTGGTTTTTCTTCAACTATATCAGGTTCTGATATTTCTGATATCTTATTGAATATACCTGGAAATAAAGTTGCTAATATTTTACTATTAGCTGGATTCTTAATATGTTTATAACATTCACTAGCAAAGTGAATAAATCCACCTATGTAATACCTAAGTAAAAATTTAGTATATGTCATACTAAATGCTATATCTTCTAGTACTAAATTGATATCTATATTGATAGTTGATATAAATTTAATTAATTTATGCATATTTTCCCTCCCTTATTCATACTACAAATTCTATTGTTTTTATCCAACATGGTCAAAAATCATCGACAATAGCCTGTGAATAATTACATATAATAGAGTAGAAATATGTAGTTACTAGGAGGATAATATGATTGGAAAAATATTAATAACAGCTGATGTTCATTTTGAAACATTAGAAATGGATAAGATAAATAATTACCTAGATTATTTTATTACTTCCATTGAAACATATAAACCAGATATATTTTGTATAGCTGGGGATTTAGTTGATGATAGAAATATTAAAGCTGAATCAAATGAATATCAATTATTAGTAGAATTTATAAGTAAAATATCAGACTATTGTAATAAATCAAATATATCTTTTATTGTATTAAAAGGTACTATTTCACATGACGGTGAGGTAGTTAAAAATTTATATATAAATAATAAACCTTTTATTTACATAGATGATATTCAAATACAAACACATAAAGGAATGAATATATTATTCATTCCAGAGCCTTATTTTTCATCTTATAATGAGTTCTATAATGCTCTTAATAAGGTAAGAGGAGATCAAAAAGTTGATCTAGTTATATTTCATGGTACTGTAGATTTCGCAATACCACAATTAAAGCAAATAGACAGTAAATACAATTTATCTCGTTCAATTGTAATGAAATCAACTGATTTAAAATATAATTGTAAAACACTTGCAATTGGTGGACATATACATGCATATATTTATAATGATGGAGTATATTATACAAATAGATTTATAAATCAACGTGGTCATTATTCTGGATTAGATACATATGGTCTTAAATTAGTAGAAATAAATGATACTAAATATGAAGTAACTAATATTATAAATCCATATATAATTAAACAGACTATAGTTAATATAGATTTAAGAGATAAGTCTG